TTAATCATAATTTTCTATCCAAATGTGCAAGATGTTTTTTCCAAGCCACCAACTTATTCACCTTACCTCTAACATTTATAATTCTATTTATCATAACAAAAACTGGATCTTTTACAGCCTTTCCTGCATCGTTATGATATCTTACAAATATATTAACAAATTCATTTATAGCTTTACTGAACACATTTAGTGCATCACTCGCTATCTTGACTTGTTTTTTTAATTCTTTTTTATCAACTTCTTCTTTTATTATATTTTTTAATTTAATCATTTTAATTCTTTCGCCGCATCTGCGATCACGCTCGGTACAATTTCTACCCTTACTCCTCTACCATCAGTTTCAGTAGTCAACAACATCTCTCCAGTATCACCTCTGAATAATTGTTTTGGAACCTTTCCTTTATATATCTCATTGAATGCTGACTTTAAAGCTCTCTGTAGATCTCTTTTTGTGTTTATCTCTGTCTGGGTCTCTGTCAATAACTCTTCTTCTATCTGCTTATTTGATTTAAATGGTGGTTTATCTATATCCGTATAGACTTTACCTAATTCAATTTTAGATTCTTTTATTATTTTTTTCAATTTAATCATTAGCTTTTTCTTAATTATAAACTGGTTTCCGTCCATTTCCAATCCGAAATGTCACTATATACTTCCGATCTTTATCTTCATCCCATTCTTCAATTTCTGCCATAATGTTACCATATTTATGCATCTTCTTCTGAACAGAATCGACTTGTTCCATATCATTACATATAATACATATCTTATCGCCGCGACTCTTAACATAAATTAAATTATCAGCGTGATTATATAATGTTTCTCTTTTCATCTATTAATTTAAATACGCAGGTACTATTTCACCTGTTGTTAAATGTTCCATATATGTTATCCCATCGACCATGTGGTCCGTTTCTTTCATTAAAGTAGTCCATGTTGGGTCATTTGTGGTTGTGCCGTCATTGCCATGACCACTATGGTCTTTTACAGTTATACCTGAACCTTCAGCCATTGGCCAATAACCTTCTAAACCTGCTTCGCTAGTTAAATTTTTAGGAACTCCATTATTGTAATGAGAAACAACTCTATCTGTTACATCATTCGAGAATACTGCGAAATTTGTTATAGAACCTGTAAAATATTGATAGTCCTGGGCGGAGCCGGCGGTAGCAGCCCCTATAGTTAGTGGATCGGTGTGGTCCATTGGCGCTCCAGAATGATTTTCTGTAGTAAGGGTTTTCAGTTCTCCATCTATATATAATTTACTATTCTGTATCTCATCCGTATTGTTAAATACCATCCAATGATGCCATGTATTATCGTCATGGAAATCACCCTCCCAATTTATACGCCACGCACTTCCCGCCCATATGGTACCTTGATTCTCGTTTAAATTAAAACCTTCTCTGTTGGCGGCTCCATAAGCAAATACACCTCGATTCCTTCCTGTTTCAGATGCTTTCATCCACCACGAATAAGTTCTATCTACCTGCGCAGGATCTGCATCGTGATCGCTCGGAAATGTTGTACTAATATATTGATGGTCTGCGCCATTAAATTCAAGCCCGTAATGTGTTCTCACAACTCTTGAGCCTACCCGCGATTTTCGTTTTATTCTTTCTGGTATTAAACTTATTAAACTATTACTTTGATTAAATATTTTTTTAGCTATTGCTTCATCTAAATTTAATAAATAATTATTCTCCGGTATATCTAGCCATTTTTTCCAAGTCAATTTTTGATTTCCTTGTTTTTTTCTTGAAACAGTTGTTAATAACTTAATTACATTAAAAACATTTAAATTATTTGTTTCTTTTAAAAGTTTATCAAATCTATCTTTTTTATTATTTATTATATTTTGAAAACTTTCTGCTTCTTGCAATTTAGATTTCAACATAAAATTTTCCTGTGATAAACTTGAAAGATGTTTTGTTTCTTTTGACAATGAATGTATTTTTTCATCTAAATTTGAAATTTTTTCATTTTTTTCTTTTAATTCTTGTCTTATATTTTCATTAATTTCAATATCTTTTAATTGAGATTTATTTTTAATTTCCTTTATAACATTTTCTTTCTTTAGATTAATAATTAAATTATTAGCTTCTTTTAATCTATCCAGAGATTCTTTTAACTTACTGTGATAATTCTTTATAATTTTATTTTTTGATATTAATGCTTTTTCATATGTATCTAAATTATTTATATATTCTTGATGAATTCTTTTTCTTTTCAATTCCGTCTCATTAATGGCTTCTTTATTATTTTTCTTTTCAAAATTTAAACCGTGATTAAGTTTATTTATTTTTTCGTTTAATTTTTTATTTTCGCTTATATATTTTTTCATTATATCATCAGCATAATGAAGTTTATCTTTTTGTTCATCAATTTTTTTATATAAAGGAGTGAACTCTGATTTAATTTCTTTTATAATATTTTCTTTTGATTGAAGTTCATCTATATAATCTTTTTCTTTTTCTTTTTCTCTTATTGAAAAAACACTGCCTTCAAAATTTCGTGCTTTATTCAATTCTCGTAAGAGAATATTCTTTTCATTTTTTAAAGTTGCAACTTCATTAGCAAATTCAGAAGCTTCTGCTTCTAAATTTTCAATAATTCTTTGTTTTTCCTCTATCTGATCTATAACTTGATAAGTCATAGGTTTTTCATTAAATCTCTCTTTTAATAATTCTAAACTCATTATCTCGGTCTTTCCTCTATTTGTAATCCAGATAGTCTCGCTCTGTGCGCTACTGCCTTGATCATATGTTTAAATGCTTGATGTCCCCCTATCAGTTGAGGTTCTGTCACTGCATTCATCTCCCAATAAATACCGTTCCAATCAACAATATCTCCAATTTCTGGATAAAAATTTGCTTCTTCCAATGTCGTGCGATGAAAATACATTTCTAAATTAGCAGTCAAGTCTGGTCCGAATTCATCTTGTTCAATAACAGGTTCTTCAAATGAAATCAAACAATTGACTCTAAATCCTTGTTCAAAATATTTAGTGGATGATTCGCCATAAAGATTTGCTTCAGTGTCATTAACTGAAATCTTATAAATATCAACATACTGACCAAGTATATCATCAATTAATTCTTCATTGAGAACATCAAAAAAATCCACTTCTTTTTGCGGAATAAAAAATGGTTTAATCACCGCCATTATATTATCCTATATAAATCTGAAGGGGTGATCTAGCAAGAAGTTGTTGATTAGCTTCCGCTGTATCGGCTTCAGCGCGTGACCTTTCTGATAATGTAACGCTATCAAGAAATTCTTTAAGTTCCTCAAGAAGCATTGTTTTCTCTTCTCTTCCTTCTGCCTTTAACGCTTCACCGTCCATTGTTACTTCTCCGTTCGGTAATGGTAAAGCGGCATATTTACTTCTAATAATACCAAGAAGTTCTTTTGCTAATGCTAATGTATATTTTCGTATCCACTGCCTTCCAGCAGCATTTATTTCATTATAAGTTATAAACTTATATGGAATATTACTTGGATCTGTAACTTTATTTATTGTTGAACTCCTTGTAGTAGAAACTTGTTCATCTCTCACATAATAATGAAACCAAATTTTATCTCCCTCATCAGCAGACGCTGGTCTAGGAAATATTCTTAACTTATTATTCACTAATTCGAATGAATACGCAGATTTTCTAATTAAATCATTAGTTTCAATTGCTTGCGCTCGACTTATATCATGAGATATTGGTCTCATTATATATGTAACTGCTGGTGCTACATTGCTCATCCCAAAAGCATCTAACATATTTCGCTGTTCGAAACTTCCTGCAAATGGATCGTAAAATCTAGTTATCGCTGATGGCCCCATATTGAAGACTCTTTGTATTTCTAATCTTTTTCCAGTATGGCTACTAGATATATTTGATTCTGTCTGTAGATCATATACTTGTTTACTACTCGAAAGTGATATCGAACCAGTATGTAACGTTATTTCACCCCCCACATTTGCTGTTTCGCCATATTGTTTTGATAAATAAAATGCTGTACCTAAATGACCATGAGTGGGCTGAATACTTCCAGTTCCCATTGTATTGGATGAAGCTCCCGCATTGCTCCACTGAGAACCAGACTTTTTAGTATCTGCTCCATATGAATCCCATAACCAATTTTTCATATTATAATTATTTATATGAAGTGAATATTCTGATACTGCTTCTTCAAAACATGCCCATATAGAACCTGAACTGAATTCGAGTTGCATGACTGGATGACCAAGTCTTCTCGCTGTCCATTTACATACATCAACACTTTCACTTACAAATGATATATCAGTATCATATGTACCATATGGAGTCGGACCAGTACCAGTCCCAATAGTTTTTAACGCTAATGAAGCAGAAAATCCCGTCACAGTGGGATCAGTATATAGATAACTAAATTTTGACATTTAAAATCTCCAATATTATATTATAGTTGTCTTATATAAATATGAAGATTAATAATATAGATGGATAAAAAAAGGGCAGAATAAATCTGCCCTTTTTAGGTTTAATTGCACTTTATTGCATTAATTAAATAATATGCAAGTCCGATACAAAGATCTTTCCGTAGAACTCAGGTCTGATCATCTTCTTGGCGTATCGTGTCATTACACCCTTCCGTGGTGTGAAATCACTAGGATCGTACACCAAAGGAGTCATGATCAACGGAACGTAAGGAGCATATACAGCACCGGTTTCTAAGAAATTGGTACCTCTAAATCCAACCAATAAAGTATTTTCATCCATGTATGGATTTTTATATACTGTCCATCGATTGTTAAGAGCACCTACTTTTTGAACACCCATTGCAAATGAATTTTGATCACCATCCGTATCAGTCATATATCCAGGAATGGATTCTAAAATCGTCGCAATAGTAGGTCCACAGACTACAAAATTCGCACCGCCACGTAATGTCAGCTTATGAATTTCATTCGAAACCTTCTGAACTTTACCAAGTAGTGTCTGGTACCATTCGAACTTTGTGCCATAAAAAGTACCACCAGCGGATGTACTAAATGCACTACTAGCAGCATCATATTCATTACCAATCTTCGCAGACCAATAATCAACTGTTTGTGCATCAGCGATCAACATATCGAGAATTTCTAAATCGATTTCCATCGAAACGTATTCTGTCAACATTGCTGTCAATTCAGCTTCACCGTCAACACTATGATAAGCATTAAGATCTTGAGCAAGCTCTGGAGTCCATACTGCCTTCAATTTACGTGTTTTAGCAACAATGGCTCGGGATTTCAATTCAATATCGACTTGTGGAATCTGTAACGAATCAGCCGTAGCGTCTCCACCAGTATCTTCAAAGTCTCCACGAGCAGCTTCTGTCGTATATTTTGGATAATGCAAAGTCATTGATCCGGATATGTATCCTAAAATACCTATATCGTTAGCTGCTGACGCAGATACAAACCACGTTAATGTTCCAGTTGTACCTTCAACGCCATCAATACTAGTTAATTCCGGAAATATTCTGTTAACCTTCTGCCCAGTACCAATATATGCACCATACGGATTATTATTAGTAATTGATCCAGATGAGATTACACATGCTCTAACAGCTAGCTTATCTACATCAGTCACACTTGCACCTAAAGCACTAGTTACTTTAAATATTTTACCTGCATTTACAGATGAACTCAATTCAGAATTAAAATGAACATCTTTCCAACTTGCTGAGCCAGAAGTAGTCATAGTAAGATCTGTAACTGAACCTGTCGCCATCGAATATCCATATCGACCAGCACCATAAAAACCACCAGCGTAGCTGTCATCACCATAAGGTGCTGTCGAGCCTGAAGGACTATATTTACCAGTTTTACCTTGTACGGAAGCATCTTTATCAAATCCCATTCTGCTTGAACCATATTGAAAATCGAGATAAAAGACGAGACCTGAAGGTAGATTCATAGGCTGAACTGATACAAATTCCTGTGCAGCAATTTCACCAAAGATTCTACGAACCAAAGGTAAAGCTACACCTGACCACTCTTCGTCACCCTTGTACGCTCCAGCGGTTCCAGCAGAAGGACTTGTATAAGAAGCCTCTTTAATTAACTCTCGTGCCTGGTTTTCAAGTAGCTGTGCCATTCCACCTCGTTTAAAATCACCTTCGAGGCCGTCAAGCAAACCACTCTTTTCCCATTTAGAAACAAGAGTTTTAGCAGCGTCACGTTGCTTCGTCCCTC